TAATGTTAAGCGTCTTGCAGGACGCGTAATGTTATCTGGGGCTTTCTTCTATCTGCTTGTCGGGTAATGCCTGAAGCAGATAGCCTCAAGCACCCGCAGCGATTGTATCAATGTCTGGCTTTTTTTCTATAGAAATCACCTGGAAGGGTGAATACCCACATCAGAAGAAACGTTGCAGCAAACATGATCCCTAATGGCCAGACCGCGCCAAAGAAAATCCATAGTGACTGCTCCCCGCCCTGTCGGGCGAGGCTTCCCACTTCTTAAGCCGCAACCGTCTGTGTGACGGATTTACGCTGGCCTCCATGGGCAGAAACGACGAGTCCCGCCGCTTGTAATTCCAGTATGCCCTTGCGTTTGATGTTGAGCGCCGCATTGATATCGCGGTCATGTTCAACTCCACACTCTGGACACTGCCAGAAGCGCTTATGTAATGGCATCTCCGACATTTTGTGACCGCAGCAGTGGCAGGTTTTCGAACTGGCGAACCATTGATCCAGTTTCACCAGATGCACACCTTTCTCTGTTGCTTTGTATTCCAGTTTTGTGATGAATCCAGACCATCCAGCATCGCCTATCGCACGAGCCAGATGGTGATTTTTCATCATATTTGCCGTTTTCAATGTCTCGACAATTACCGCTTGGTTTTCGTCAACAATTGCGCGAGATAACTTGTGCTGGAAATCGGCACGGGCACTGGCTACCCGTTCGTGAACGGCTGCAAGTTGTATTCTGGCTTTGCGCCTGTTTGCGCTCCCTTTTTTCTTACGGGACAGTGCTTTCTGCTTCCGGCGCAGGTTGCGACTTGCATTGATTAGGTGGCGGGGACTGGCAATTTTATTGCCGTCCGATTTGATGACAAAATGCGCCAGCCCCATATCCAGCCCTGTCACATTTGATATCAGTGCGGGCTTTGCCGGCGCTTCCATCCCGTCGTCACAGAGTAACGACGCGTAGTATTTCCCGGTTGCGCTGCGGCTCAACGTGATACTTTTCAGCATTCCCGTAATTTCACGATGTAAACGCGCTTCAATCGGCAAGATTTTCGGTATTTTTATCGCACCATCAAGGACTTTTATGCCAACACAATGATAGCTAGATTGTCTGCCGTGTTTACTTTTAAAGGTAGGTTTACCTGCTTTCAGTTTCGGATTGAAAAAGTTAGAAAAAGCCACGTCGAGGTTAATTACCGCCTGCTGCAACGCAATAGAATCATATTCTTTAAGCCATCCATACCGGCGGGATTTCTTCGCCACTGCAAGCAGTGGTTTGAGGTCTTTACGCGGGTTTAAATTTACGCGGTGCCGCTGGTAAGAATGTTTCTTGATATGCAGAGCTTTGTTGTACACAAAACGCACTGCACCGAACTGGGCGTTGATAAATTCAGCCTGTTCTGGTGTCGGATAGATGCGTACTTTTGTTGCTCTTAACATAGTCACCGCTCATTGGTACAGGTTTTTATACTAACACCGTAATAATATTTTTAAAGCCCTTCGGGCTTTTCCGCCTTTCCTCCCCGCCCGCATTGGGCGAGGGTTCTCGGCGGTTTTTCGCTGAAAACGCCAGGTAACTCCAGATTAGAGCAATCTATCACCCTCTGAATCCTGCCGGTATACCCCATTGTTCGTTATCTTTATTTTTGGCTAAAACCGCATTAAGAGCTTCGTTTACCGTCATGCAATGCGGCAGATTATCGAAGTTTGATACCCCGCCAATATCAGGAGAACGCTTGTTCTTCAGGTAAGCATATTTCCGCGCTGCCGCCTCTACTTTCTGCTTGAACTCATGTTTTTGTGCGCGTTTTTTGGATAACCGCAGATTGTCAGCCTTTGCTTTTGCCTCAGCGATCCATGAAGTCAATTTTTTGAGTCTGGTCGTTCCGGCACCGCCGGAAACTGATCTTTTTGTTTTTTTAACTTGTGACTTCTTATTCTTTATTGCCACGTCATCCTGACAGGGGGAGGGGGTATCATTTTGACATGGGGGTGTGGATAAAAAATTAAATAAAGCCAATGTCTTAGCGAGAACAGCTTTAACCTTGGTTGCCGCTGAAGAGATCTTTAATTTGCTTTCAATCAGCGCATTTTTGGCTTGTTGTGCGAAGGTCAAAAAGGATGGCGTAAACCGGTACAGGTTAGCGCGACGTTCACGGTGATCGCCGATAACAATCTCTACAGACAGAATTCCTTTGTTTACAGCTTCACGGAATGCACGAACGACGGTTGATTGGCAATAACCAGTTTCTGCCGCGATCAGGCGGTGAGGCTTGTGAATGAAGTATTCACTGGTTGTTGCCGCGAGATTTGCACATTGCGACAGGATATGCCCGGCGCTACGGGATAGACCGGAGTGTGTTACAAAGCAGGCCAATTCATAGCCAGAAAAAGTAAAATCGCTCATCGTTATACAGCTCAGGAAAGTGACTTTAGCCAGCATTACAATGCTGGTGGTTCTTACTACGTCTGTTAGCGCGTTGCTGCGACAGGTACCAGCACACCAGCATCAAGCAATCGCTTCATCAGCCACTGCTGACCTTTGCCGGTTATACGAGTCGTGAAAGAAATCCTGCTTCCATTGCTTGTATCGATCACGGTTTCTTTAAGGGTGAAATACCCACGGGATATGTATTCTTGTTTGGGGACGTTCCTGCGTTCACCGGTTGCGATCAGAATTCCGTTATCACGCAACCAGGTGAAGAGATAGTTTTGGCCCAGGCCGAGCACTTTGGCATAGTTGCCGATTAGAACCCCGCTGGCGGTAGCAACGCGTTCGGCGAATTCGACTTTAGGTGCATCCATAAGCATTTTTTGCTCCAGCCGTTGCTTTTGCTCTGCCAGGTCGGCAGCCAAACGGAGAGCTTCAGGGAGACTCTGCGGAATAGCAGGTTGTAATCTTCCGGCTCGATAGTCGATAAATGTCTGGTTTACCTTCAGCCGAAACGCGGGAGAAATCCAGCCTGCGTACTCCACAGCGAGCAATTCATGGGCAAAAGTGCCGCCGCCACGGCCTTCGAACGAAACTATGCAATTCTGCATAGTTTCTTTTTCAAGCTCTTCGATGAGCTGTTTGGCTGACAGCGTTCTTAGCCATTGAGCTGGCGCTTTATGGGCACCGAGTCCGCTCGCTCTGTGTAGAGCATTAAGGTTGTAACGGCCAGCGCGGTCGGTCGTAATTTCAACACCACAAATAACAGGCAGAGTGGTTGAAGGATCGACATTTTGATGAAGGTTTGATATATTCATATCCGCATTGAATGTTTGTTGCATTTTTTCTCCAAATTTGCATCAACCTTCAATCACCAGCTCGAAATGGTGATTCTTTGCACTTAGAAAACGAAATTTATTAGAGCAAATTTTTCTGACTCGATCCAGATCGGGTTGGACGATCTGCTCAGAAACCTGCCAGTTTGCTGGCAGGTTTTTTTCTTTTGTTAACCTATTGCTACTGGTTTTAACAAACCAGCATCAAGTAGCTTGCGAGTTAACCACTGCTGGCCTTTACCCGTTAATTGGGGCGTCAGCCGTATCTGGTAGCCATTTTCATCATCCAGCACCACTTCTTTCACCGTGAAATACCCGGCGTTGATGTACTGTTGGCGCGGTACGTTTTTGCGCGCACCAAAAGCCATGAGAATGCCGTTCTGGCGCAACCATGAGAAAAGGGCGTTTTGCTTAAGTCCAACGACCTTTGCAAAGTTCCCGATCAGGATTCCATTGGCCGCTGATACCCGGTCGGCAAAATCGACTTTAGGGGCTGCGGCCACCAGCTGCTGTTCCAACTGCATTTTCTGTTCTGCCAACTCGGCAGCCAGGCGTAGAGCTTCTGGTAATGTTTGGGGGATCGATGGGGCAGGGGAGTTTGCCTGCTGCAATTCTTCCAGTTTGTCGATCAGCGAACGGCGGACCGCTTTTGACTCACGCGCGGCGACTCGCAAGGCTTGTTTGTAGGTCATGGTGATGACCTCAAAAGAGCGCCCAGCCCTTGTGCCATGGGATTTTGCACTTTTTGTGTAAAATTCACCTTCAAGTTCATCGAGTATTTTTTCGATGAATTTATTGTTTCTAACCTCTGGTTCTCCACATAACTTGCGTGCCTCATTGACCATCTTCAACAATGTTTGGCTGTCGATTGTGTCTCCGGTGTTGGGGATGACATTCACGGCTGGTGTTGGCGTAGCTGACGTAACAGGTGCTGGTTTCTCAACATTCAAATTTTTACCGGTCACTCTATGTGCCTCCTTTCTCATTTCTGCTGCCACTGTTGCGTAACGTAGACGTCCTTGTTCAATCAAATAATCCCTGATCTCGGCTATCAGTAGCCTGTTGATCACTGCCTTATCTGTTCGGGTATAAAAACGTCTGGTTATCATGAAATAGTTAGCAATTGCGCCGGGGATCTCCCGTGTCGGCATACAGGCAGTATGCAAGGCGATCGCTTCGGCTATTTCATTACGGGTGACGAGAGGTGTTTTCATAACCCCCCCTGAACGTCGGCAGAGAAGGGGAGGCTCCAGTAACTAAGTGAATTGCGCGAGTTAGTTGAAAAACGGGCAGTAAAAATGCAGGGGCCATCAGGCAATTGAGAGCGTGCTTCGTCTTCTGTTGCTGCGATAACGAAGTGATAGTGGTGTTTTTTACAGGAATAGAAACGCCAGATGAATTCTTGGCGTGCGCAAGGATTGGCATTAACCATAGTTACGGCCTCACTAACAGGTTTAACAACCTGCGCCCCGCTGCTAAACGGGTGGCAGGACGTGACGGGGTTAGCAGACTGGCACGAATGAAACCAGCAGGCCGAAGCCTCCCCATCACGCCCCACCATAATTCGGGCGTAACGTGGTTTTACGGACACAAAAATTCCGCAATATCGGATATCTGCGGTTGTCCGCATTCGTATTCAGGCTGCTAAACCCGGTCGCAGAATTTGCT